TTTTTACTAATAACCAATGACAGAGAAAATGTTCTCTACAAGACAAATACACTAAATTACTTTTATCATTACTACCCCCTAATGATTGAGGGATGATATGATGGCGTTCTCTACCGCGGGCCTTTTTCCAGCCTCGTTGAACTGCTTTCTCAATAGTTGAGAAGTATACTTTGGAATAGAATTTATTTGTGAACATAATAGTATTTATACATAATACTACATTCCACTAATATTAGATACAAAAAAGGGTGCCGAAGCACCCTTTTGATTTGATAATATCTGTAAAGATATTAATGCGTTCTGAATTTCACTGAAAGGTCAAGTTCTGAACAGCTATCTCGCCAACATAGTCAGCGGCATTACCAAACGAACTTGCAGTATTCGTTAATTCTATGTAGCCATATCTGGTCATAAAACTAACTACTGGTTCGAATGTTGACGGATCTAGAACAACACCACTGCTCATCAATGGAATGTATGGGCAATAGAATGCTGCTGCGTCAGTTTCGCTAGAACCCTTATAACCAACCAATACAGGTGTTGTATCAGGAGCATAAGAATCAACGAACACACGCATAGCGCCGTTCAATGTACCAACGAACTTGGTGTTTGTTGGAGCTTCGAAAGTACCTTCTGTAGTACGTGCGAAAGCACTAGTAGTTGCAGATTGCAATACTGTTAATGCTGCGCTAGATACAACAGCCCAGTTACCAGCACCACGACGTGTGCGTTGTGCGATCAAGTTAGCAACACGGTTGATTAGAACAGCTAGAGCAGCGTGTTCGTCACCAACGTAAGTAGCTGTACCAGATACAGTAGCTTGGTTGTATGTGTACTCAGTTGTAGCCAATGTACGTAGAGACAATAGAATTTCTTGGTCGATTTCAGCAGTAATTTCTTGTGCTAAAGCGGCCATGATTTCTGCTTCAACGTCAATACCATGTTGGCTTTGTGCGTCTTGAGCAGCTTCGAATGTCCAACGTGCTTGCAACTTACGTGACTTAGCTTCAACGGCTTGACGCAAGATTTGAACAGAAATCTGACGACCTCCGTTACCTTCAAGAGCCGCAGTGTTGTTACCTGTGTAACCTGTTGCAGTTGCATCGTTAGATGGCTGACGTGAATATGCTTGAGCAATAGTGAATGGGCTCAATGCTTCTTGACCAGCAGTAACGCTAGTTGCAGCAGCACTGTTATCCACTAAGTTTTGTGCATAACGTACACGTAGTGTATGGATCTGACCCACTGGGCCAGTCATTGGTTGAACACCAACCAACTCGTTAGCGATAACAGTTGGCATAACACGACGGATAACTGGAAGAATCACACGGTTTAATGTAGCGATATTACCAGATGTAGTTGTTCCTGCTGTAGATTCAGCAAGTAGTTGTTTCTTAGTATTTTCTAAGATAACACCCATAGTTGAGCGGCGAGTGCCCTTTAAGCCTTCTAACAGAGCTTCTTTGGTCTCGTCCCAACGGCTTTCTAATAGAACTTTTGACATTTATATTTCTCCTAATCTATGTCTTTAATTAAAGCCCTGCCAGACGCTTGAGGTCGATAACATTATTGTTATCAAGGACTTCAACTTCTTGTTTGGCAGATTTATCACCAGTTACCTCTGAAATACGTGATTCTGTTAATGAGGTCTTTTGAACCTTGTTATCAGAGCCGGTATTTAGCACTGCTGGTAGATACTTGTCGAAAGTAGCTTGCAGTTTACCTGTTTGCACACTTTCTAGTAAGCTTTGCATTGTCTTTGCTTTTTCCTCATTTAGAGATCCAAGCAAATCACCCATCAATTTTTCACGTTGATTAGATTCTTTGATAATGCGTACTTCTCGTTCTTTTGACTCTACTAATTTCTTAGCATTGTCAATTTGTTTTTGTGATTCGGCTAGTTGAGCTTCTTTGTTAGCTAATGCTTGCATTAACTTACGTGTTTCTTGCTTCTCACTTAAGTGAGTAACACTGAATTCACTTGCGAAACTTTCAAAGATACGGCGACCAAAGTTATTTTCTTTAGCAACTTTAATATCTTCTTTCAACTGGCTCATTTCACCCTTTAACTGTCCTGCTACAGCGATAGACAATTTTTTAGCAGATTCAGCAACAAAACGTGCCTTCAATGCTTCTAATTGTTTACGACCTTCTGCAACTAACTTAACCTTAGCTTCAACAACTGCTTGTTTGTCTTGTGCAAATTCTTTAATTTCACGGGCCAAAGCGTGAACAATAAATTGTTCTAACTTTTGCTGACTTTCTTTAGCAACTATACGGTCGCTACGTAATTCTTTAATTTCTTCGGCTAGTTTAGTAACCATGAAGTTATTGAATTTTGTTGCTGATTCATGTAGTTTTTGTTGTGCTTTTACACGGTCTTCGTTCATTGCAGCCTTTTCAATACGAAATTCTTCAATTTCTTCTGATAAGCTGTCTGTAACCATCTTGTCAAGGGCTTCAACCATCACGATTCTGTCATGTTCATAACGTTGTGCAAATTCCTCGCGGAGCTCTGCACGAACTTGTTCGCGGGCCTCTAGTAACTTTGATTCCCATGCTTCATTTAACTGAGCACCGATATCGTCATTGATAAGTCCACTTTCAAGTAATGGCTTGATAGCATCAAACATGCTGTTTCCCCTTTATTTGATTTTGAGGTCCTTGATGAGGCGCATTACTTCCTCACGCAAGTACTTCTCTACTTTTTTGTCGCCCTTAGCGTCTTTTGCAATATCCAACAATCTATGACCATGCTTCATATTCATCATGCCTTCATAAATTGCTTTAGGATACGCATTGGGTGCGCTTGGTTGAGCAACAATATCCACAGTGACTATTTCAAAGTCACTAACTTTGCCATCATAGTCATTCACGTTTCCGCTACCACGACTAGACACGCCTAGTTTAACACCCGAATCCAACATAGTAGCAACTAGTTGCCCCATTGGAGTCGGTAAAATCTTTAATTTGCCAAAGCCATTAGCACCGTCCATCCACATAGATGTAATCATATGTGATACACGGTCTAAATTAATCTTTAAGTCATCTGGATGGTCAACTTCGCCTAATACGGAATGACCGGTAGCAATCTGCTCGTTTAGAGTTTGTACAGCAGTTTCAATTTCGGAAACAGGGTAAATACGCTCATTGGCATTCTTTACCCCGCCCTGAATGAAAATACCCTTCATATAAAGAGATTTTTTACTGCCCTCACCTTCACTCTCGACCACCATTCCAGCACGGTCGAATGAAAGATGCTCTTTAAGATACAGTGCCATTGCCTAGAATCCTATTAAATTCTACGCTTAGTTGTTCTGCGTGACTCAGCTACTGGACTACGAACTTTACCTGCTTCGTCTTTTGTAACTGGCTTAGGTGCAGCCTCTAAGTCTTGGCTTGCTTGTGCTGGAGCATTTTTCCAATTGTTAGCATCTTTTACAGATGTTTCACCTTTTGAATATGCATTACTTGCGCCTTTTGGTCCTGTTGGAACTGTTTCGCTAGCACCACTGAATTTAACTGGCTTGCTATCCATTCCAGCTTGACCGCTATTGTTTAAGTTTGTGCTCTTTGTTTGAACACCATTGTCACCGTGAGTTACAGAAACTTTCTTTAATGTGATTGCTTCCATCATTGCTTCTTCGTCATCGGCTGCACCAAAGTCAGCTTCAGCATCATCGAATTCTTCTTCACCGTCAACTTCAGCATCATCACCGGCCATAATGTCTTCAAACTCAGCCATCAACTGGTCTAGTTTGTCTTCTAGGTCAACTACACGGTCTTCTAAACCTTCTTCGCCACCTTCTTCTCCGTATTCTTCGTCTTCGCCGTCTTCAATGTCAAGAACTTCATCTTCTTCAGAATCAAACTCTAGATCATCATCTTCGCTCTCAGACATGCCTTGTTCTTCAACATCGATCTCGTCTAATAGATCGCCTACTTGACCGCCCATGCCTTCACCCATTTCTTCGTCCATCATAGACTCATAAATTTCGCGGCTTTTCTCAACCACAATATCGTGAAATAATGCACGTGCTTGTTCTTCGTTCTCATTGATAATCAAATCAATAAGTGTTTCAAATTTTTTATTGTCCATTGTTTGTCTCCTGAAATAAAATGGCTTTGTAAAATTATTTAGTAGGTATCTTAAAAAAGAGTGTAATAACTACGCTTTTTTAGCATTTTTGAGGAGAATAAGTAAAAAGTGTAGTTCGCGGGACGGGAATCCCCAACTACTCTAACGCTTGAAGGAGCAATCAGCATGTGTATTTATTGTAATACAACCAATTATCGTAAGATATATCAAAATCATTATGGCCCTATTCCAAAAGACCTTACTGGAAGACGTTATGATATTCATCATATTGATAACAACCATTCAAACAATGATCCAACTAACTTAAAAGCAGTTTCATTACAGGAACACTATAACATTCACTATTCCCAAGGTGATTTTGTAGCGTGTTGGTTAATAGCAAGAAAATTAAAAATAAGCCCTGAAGAAAATTCAAAGTTGTCATCACTGGCAAATAAAAAAAAGGTGCTAGAAAATAGGCATAATTTACAAAGAAGACCAGATGGTACAAGCGTATCATCTGATCGAGTCGCTAATGGAACTCATCCATTATTAGGAAAAGGATTAAATCATCCTAAAGTTGATAAAACCGTTTATTGTTTTGAGAATAAAATTACAAAAGAAAGAGTGTATTTAACTCAATATGAATTTGTAAGAACTTACAACATATTACAATCACACGTGTGTCGATTAGTTAAAGGAAAACAAAAATCCACTCAAAAGTGGATTTTAATTAGTTAAACAGTAGGCGTTGCACCTTCTGCTTTAGGTCCATACTGTTGATGAACCTTCTTTAAGTAATTAACTTTTTCATAATTTCTCACATCATTCATCTTACGCAATTTACGAATTTGCTTTAATGTAAGTTTTGTTTTACGGCTTTCACGCCATTTAGGACTACTCTGGTCTGCGTTAACATCCTGATATCCTTCTGGTGCACGGTCAAACATTTCAAAAAGTTTCATTAAATAATTTCCTGTAATCTATTTATCTTACATTCCATTACCTGCGGGTGCAGGAGTACCCATTCCTGCCTCTGCCGGCTGAGGTACTTGCGAGGCTGCAATATCCTCACCTGATGCCGGTTCTTGTGCTCCTAATTCAGCTTCTTCTCCAGTTTGAATATCAGTTTCAATATCACCCGAACTGATACCAATACTACGTAAGTCTCTGCCCTCTGGATTAATCTCAATCTCTTTATCATTTTCTTCACGCCACATTCTTTCGTTCTTATTGATTTCTTCTTCGCTAAGACCCAAAAAGCGTTCTAACATAAAGCGTTTTGACATATATGGATACTGTTCAACTGCTGTGAATGTAGCAACACGTGCTGTATCTAACTCAGTTTGACGATAAGCCGCAAAGTTTTGCGGTGGATTAAACTCTAATTCAAATAATCCAGAATCAATATTCAAACCTCTCCAACGCAAGAACAACTTAAATTCTTCGTCAAGTTTACGACAGATATAGTTCTGTAATCGTTCACAATATTGATTGAAACGGAACTCTTGAATCATGGCTGTACCTACACGACCATCACTTAATGGGGTTGTATTATCGTCAGGGCCTGTAGGTAAATAACTACTTGGAACACGCAAACCACGTGCTAAACGATTGTTGAAATACTTCAAGTCATCAATTTCACCCAAATTTTGTCCGCCTGGTAGTAAATCAACGCTTGAACCACGACCGTCAGCAGTAACCGGGAAGAAATAATCTTCGTTCATACTCAATGGGTTATATGTAGCATCAACAATTGCTTGTCCGCCATACATACTTGGAATACGTCTTTGATGAATCTCGTTCTTGATACGTTCAACAAATGCCATAGCCATGTGACTTGGCATGTTACCAACGTCAATTTTAAACACTCTACGCTCAGGTGCTCGTTGTACACGATAGATTAACACTGCATCTTCTAGTAATTCTTTTTGTTTATAGACTTTAAATATGTTTTCTAAGATTGACTGACCAAAAGGCCAGAATCTATCAAGACCTTCTGTTAAACTCATATGAACTACATGTTTGGAATCAATTGCTGCCTCATTAAATCCCAAACTAAATCGTGAACCCGATGTATTATTTGCGCTAGGCACAGTATACCCGCCACCAGCACCAGAGCCACCACCTGTACCGCCCATACCAGTTGATGGATTAGCAGCAAAGTCTGTATTTGTCTTTTGTGCTACAACTAAGTTTTCCAAGTTAATATTCAAGTCTTTGACAACATACTGTTCAGGCTTCTTACCTTCACTTTCGTTAACAATGACTTTGATAACTTTAATCATATCAACCCAATATAACTTAAAGTTTTCTGGATCACGAACAAAAACTTGATCTCCGTATTTTAAACAATTTCTAAAAATTTTAAAAATTCTTGTTTCAAATTGATTTAATTTACACCATTGCTGTAATTGAGTTTTTAATAACTCAATTTCATGCGGAGTTGGATCATCTTTGAAATTTAAATTAAATGGGGTTTTATTGTGTTCGTTTTTTTGTGTACTGAACTCAGCAATAATATCTAAACATGCATTAATTTCAGCATCTACATCCATCATTTCATATTGGTTATAACGTTCAATACGATTTGGATGTCCTGTATAAACTTCAGGAAGTCTGCTACGATAGTTTTTATACCCAAAATCATCATTTGTGTAACCACCGGGAGCATTATTTTGTCCAGCATTGCTATTCCACGAACCGGTTAGATTTCCCCCACCTAATGGGCTCATTGTTCCTGCTTGGTTAACTCTGGTAAATCGTTTCTTGTATGTCATAATGAATAGGGCCTATTGTATATTTAGTGTTATCCCTGTGAATAGTTTAATAAATCTGAGTCTACCCTATTACCAAATTTGATTTTTTCCAATAATTCATC